CCCGCTTTTTGTATGAGGTGAAAGTAAAGTACACACTTTATGTTTTCTCTTCTTCCTCTCACACATCTGTGTTACTCAGAGGTGGTGCAAGTAATGTCTTGTTTTATTTATTTTATTTAATTTTATTTGTTTTGTTTTTATTTATAGCAATATTAATTATTTATTTATAACGCATTACTATCTAGCACTTAAGTAACAGAGTGTGGTCTTGAGTGTAGGCCTTTAAGTATCAAGAATGTATTTAGAGATTTATGGTGTTGTTGTTGGTTTAGTTGTTTGTGATTTAGTTGTTAGTTTTAACCTTTTTGATTTGATTTTTCTTAGCATGTGGTTCTTTTATGTCTTTCTCGGGTTGTTGTTGTTGTTGCTCGTCTTCATTTTCACTTTCTATCTCTTCTTCTTTTTCTTCTTGTTTGGGTTCAAAGTTGAGTATTGGTTCAGGGATTTTGTCAATTTTTATGAATCTTACCTTAGCTATTTTCTTGTCTTGTTTCTTGGTTCTGTTATTCATAGTTATGATGTATTCACTTTTGCTAGCTCTGTAAGTATCAAATAATTTATTGTTTATTTCTGTTTGTTGTCCATTGTGATATATGTGAACTAATTTGCTTGTATCTTGCTGTGTTATTCCAAAATTTTGGTATGGGTCTCCTATCAAAAATACTGTGTCTTCATTATCTATTCTGTACTCATATGTAGGTGTAATTGGTGGTGACATATATATGTAGTAGTTCTCATCATCCTGTGTTATAAACCCATAAGTGTCAGTTGAGTTAAGTGTTATTGTATTGGTGGTCAATGCTGTATAGACTATTGGTTGTTTTACTATTGTTTTAGTAGTGGTTGTTTTTGTTACTGAAGTAAATGCCCATACTGGTGTATTTTCATTTATCTCAACTGGAGTTCCATTATACAATGTCACATATCCATCTGATTCTGCTTCTTCCATATCTATGTATGCTCCAAAAGGTACTTCGCTGTTAGGATCAATGTTGATTATGGTGTTATTTAAAGCTGGTTCAACATTTTTGTATAGTACTAATCCTGAGTTGTTGTATGTGTTAACATTGCCTATTGGGTTCTTTAATTCAAATGCCCATGTTACATAAAAATATCCAGGAACAACTCTTTGATTGCTTGAATTCTTACATCCTATAGCCAGTGCCACAAATATGAATGGATTTGAAGTGGTAGAAAACTCACCACCTAGTCGGTATAGATTAAATTGTAAGTTGGTTTTTGGACGTATTTGTGTAGTGTGTGGTACATAGCATTGTGTTAAAAATCCTCCGTTTGATGTTCTCAGTGATTGTTGTAAGTTGTCATTATCTAGTCCATCATCCCATATTGTTCCTCCTATAACATTGCCTGGTTGTGTTACCGCACACATTGGTACATATGTTAACTTGAAAAGTAGTGGTCGGTAATTCTGGTAACCTGATGCTAATGCTGATATTCTAGTGCCTTTCCAGTAAGCTGGATTTGCTGGTATAACTGTTATTACGTTTGTGTCTTGAATTGGTGCTGTTAAATCATCAGGTATTGTATAAATTAAATCTCTGCCTGTTACTCGAACTGAATTTCCATTTTGTCTTAATACTGTGAATCGCTTTTTAAATGATTTTGCTGATGCTGCTGCTATTTTATTGCCTCTTATAATATTGGCTCTTTTTGTTCTATTAGTAGGTAATCTCTTCCTCAATACTCTCCTTCTCCGTTGTCTCACCTTTTTGTTATTATTTTTAGTTTTCTTACTATTTGCTTGCATGTTTTGAATTTGCCGTCAATAATGCGTGTAGTTCTTGGCTATTAAATTCTGCTTCTATTTGGTTATTAACTATAGCTGCTTCTTCTGAATTTAATAAGCGTGTAGTCTGATTTTCAATGTATTTCATGGTATCCCAATAATTATCTTGTATTTTTGTTTGCTTTTCTCTATGCTTAATATTATAAAATCTCTCTATATCTTCATTCTCTATATCAGGTATATTTGTCAGTATATTGATTCTCTTATCCCCTTGTATCGTTCTTCTTTTTATTGGTTTCTCACTGAACGTTTTTATTATTGCTGCTTTTTCTTTATATAGTTCACTCATGGTGTCAAATATTTTTATCCCTTTGTATGTCTTCTCTAGTGCTTGTGCCTGATCGATTAGGTAATTATATCGCTGATCTAAACTCATAGATTTTGTTTTTCGTGAGTATTGTGCTAATGTGAATAGTTTTGCTGGGTTTCTTGTTAGTGTAATATGTCCGTAGTGATCTTTGTACCATGACCTGAGTGAACAGAATTTGAATGAATCTGGTCTACCTATTTCTAAAAACTTACATATTTGCCCAAGTTTCTCTGATCGTTGGTCTGTAGGTTCTTTGTCTGTTGGTTTATATTTGTGTAAAAATGTATTATCATATGCTTGTTGTATTCTTTCATCCGGTATTTTGTTTCTGAATAGTACTGAAAAATCATCACCTTTTGAAAATAAATAATAATCTTTTTCTAGTGTGAGTCCATTTTTATAACATGTATAGTGATTATAGAGTGCCATGCGCATAGTATTTGCAAGTGTTGTATCACAATCCCCTGAAAATACGGTACCTAATACATGGTAAGTCATTATAGTTCTTACTTTCTTGTTTTCAACGACATTGATATCCATTATCTTATAGTATAAGTGTGAAATCATGTTAAATATCCATTGTGGGACGTGATACACTGAATGTGCTACTTGTTCATATATGTAATGGTCTACTTTCTTGAGTGATATATCTTGTGTGTTGTCAAATGCTGATCCATCCCCTTCTACAACTTTGTCAAACCCTTTGTCTATAAGTTCATTTATTTCATCTTCCATCTCAGTTAAATTCTTTCCTCCACAGTATCCTGGAAATTTCTTTGCCATTAGTTCTTCTAAGTGCCATGTTATTGGTCCCATTACATATTTAATTAAATCTGGAATTGAACAGACCATACGTGGTTTGCCATCAAGTTCTTGTATTTCAACTTTACATATTGCTTGATAATGCATAGAGAATAGCTCTAGTAATTCTCTGGTAGTTAATTCTGTTGTCTTGATTTGATTTAATGCTTTTTGTATTCTTATCATGTTGTCTTGCTTCCTCTTGGGTAAATGGTTAAACCAATCTGCATAGCTATACCCGAAATGCCTTAAATCTTCTCCTATGTATTTATTAATAAACCCTTTTGAAAATTGTAAGAAATCTGCGGCCATTTCTTTGCTTGGCATAGGTGCTGATCGTAATTGTCGTTTAGCTGCTGCAAATATGGTGTGATGGCAATTACCCCAGCCCATTGCCTCTATGTCTGGATTGTCCGTATTTAAAATCTTCTCGAAAAGTGGTTTCTTACAATTATGTTCCATTGTTATTGGGTTTATAGTATGTGGGCATGGAACATCTTTTACTTCTATGTTGTTTAATGTGTCTATATAGCCATATTTATTCTTTTTATCTTTGTAATATTGTTGATTTTTGTTGATTGCAACCTGCTTTAATTTTGAATCTTTAATATATATCATTGCTCGTGGTAGTAATTTATTCCCCTCTTTTTGTTTTATATTGTAGTCATCTCTTAGTACTTCTTCAGTTGTTTTGAATTTATTTTTCAACTTCACAGTTAGTG